CCATATCAGTTAGCAGAACTTCTTTGCTTTTGGGCTAAGCCAGTAAAAGACGAATACGGCTTCAAACGTAAGCCAGATTGGGTACACGACTTTGGCGAGTGGCTAGCATATGGTTATGTAGAGTCTGAGCCTGAAGTAGGTGAAAAAAGACCTATGTTTGGTAAAGAAGAACGCAAGCAAACTTGGGTCTCTAAACTAATCTGCGGCGCCTTGAGCCTAATAGCTAAACTACAAGGTGAGCGTGTGATCAAGATTCAAATTGATCCCTGGGATACTTGGAGCGTTGATCATACTTTAAGCATGATTATTTTGCCCATGCTTAAGCAACTAAAAGACACTACGCATGGTGCACCGTTTGTTGACGATGAAGATGTACCTGACGAACTAAAGAGTACATCAGCCCCTGCAAAGGAAAACGATTGGGATACTGACGACAACCATTTTAAGCGTTGGGATTACGCGCTTGATGAAATGATCTGGGCTTTTGAAAAGCTAGTAGACGATGATTGGGAACATGAGTTTTACTCCGGCAACCACGAAACTCTTACAGTAAAACGCGAAGACGGTTTGTATGAAATGATTAAAGGTGAAAACGATACTTTCACTATTGATCATGAAGGTATGAAAAAAGTAAATGATCGTATTCAAAATGGTTTGAGACTGTTCGCTAAGCACTACAGAGGACTTTGGGATTAGGTATGAAAGCAGAAAAGCCAGCAACAGGTATATCCAAAATACAAGAATTTAGTGACTCAGTATGTTATCGTATTGAGTGTGAATGTACTAGTCACAATCATGCGGTAGACACTAGAATAGAAGTAGAAAAACAATGGGACGATATTCCAGATATCAGTGTTAGCTTCTATTTGACTATGTACAACAAGTTCCCGAAAAGTTTTTGGGATCGCGTTAAGCAAGCTGCTAGTATTTTGTTTACTGGTCTTAATAAACAAGAGCATGAAATTTTACTGAAACCACAAGCTGCTAAAAATTGGATTCAAGCAGTAGAAAACTCTATTAATAACTTTGAGAAGAAACATGAAAGAAAAACTGATTAACTTTTTTAAAAAGCCAACTGCCACTGATTTAAAACTTCGAGACCGAAGGGTTAGGTCTCGTAATCGGTTGAGTCAACAAGCGTATGACTATCAAGAATTCGTTAGACGCAATCATGAACAACAAGCAAAAGAAACACATAATGGATAAATTCGACCTAGAACAAAAGATACAAGAATGCTGGCAAGTTGTTGATGACTTAAAAGCAGTTTACCATTGTGAACGGTTGTATAAAGATGAAAACGAAATGCAAAATGCTCTACTAGGTCTTTTCACATTATACCAAATCAAGTTTGAAAATCTTTTTCATGACTATGAAAAATTAGTAGCTGAAGAAAAACTAAAATGAGTTATGTTCGTTGGGGTAGTATCATTAACTGTGAGTTAACTGATAAAGAATATATTGCTCTTATCGGTGACGGTTTAGAAGCTACTGAAAAGTGGTGTAAAGAAAATAAAACTCCAGATGCTGAAATAAGCGATTGGTATATCTTTTGGCACTCAATGGGCGGAGATAAATCTGAAAAAAGAGAAGATCAGTATTTGGCTATGTGGATGGCAGGTGAGGAAAGCATTCCTGTTCTAGACTATAGTACAGTAAAAACCATGCTAGAAACGGATGATTGGTCTCCTTTGGGATACAAAAACATCACACAAAAGCATGTGCTTGTTGATTGTGTGAAACGATGGATTAGAAACATTGAGGTAGATTGCAAGTGAGAATTTATATTGACACAGAGTTTAACGAGTTTAAGGGTGAACTTATTTCTATGGCATTAGTGGCTGAGGATGGATCAGAATTTTATGAAGTCTTAGAATGTACTAATCCAAAATCTTGGGTAGCACAAAATGTTATGCCTATATTGAACAAAGATCCTGTACCTGAGCATATCTTTAGAATGAAGTTATTTGGATTCTTAAACGAATTTACTAGTTTACACTTAATTGCGGATTGGCCTGAAGATATCGCACACTTTTGTGCGGCAATAATTACTGGCCCGGGTATTATGTTGAACATACCTAATTTTACTTGTGAAGTGCGTAGAGATTTAAGTGCCGTGAACAGCAAACTTTTACACAATGCTTTAGAAGACGCCAAAGCATTATGGGAAGCTGATATTGAGAGTAAACTACTATGAGACCTAATACTAAGTTTGGCGATAACCGCCCCAAAACTATTACTGTAACTAACACCAATACCGGTAAAAAGGTTGAAGTAGAAGTTGCAGAAATGACGAACAAAGCTATTACTATATACTTGGCCAACGAGAAAATCGTGCTGATGAATACTGGAAAACACTATATAGGGAACAAGTTTGGAATGGAGCTTACTTACACCCCTTAGTAAGTTGTTGATTTATAAAGAGTTTTTATTTTACCCAAAGGCTTGACATTTGGGTAGAATGTGCTATACTAACTGTATAAATTGATGAAACAGGAGAGTAGCACATGAGCAAGAACACTGTAGAGTTAAGTTTTGATGAACTGCAAGTACTTCGTGCTGTTTTGTACGAATATTACTCAGAAAACGACTATATGTGTGAAGTTGAGATGAAATCACATGAGTCCTTAGAACAAAAGTTGAGTACATTAGAAGATCAGTTTGAGTATGCAGATTGAAGTTTAATCTGCTTTTGCTCAATGTGAGGATAGATAAGTGTTAAAAAAGATCAAATCAGTAATACTTTATACTTTTTTTATAATTTCAATGTTTGTACTGATTGCCCCTATTACTACATATCAGTTAGTAACTAATCTGTTTAAATGAATAGGGGAATGATTGAAATTAGCTTTAATCCTAACGGAGTAAAATATTACTCCGTTATTGATACCATGTTTGATAAATTGGTAATGTACACAAGTTCTACACATTTAGCTAATCATGTGGTTAAATGTGTAAATGTTTGTAAACATGAAACCTCGTATGATTATATGCTACACTTTCATAAAGCTGTTACCAAATCCGATTGACAACGTTTGTTTTCAGTGTATAATTAATAATCTTAAACTCTAAAGAGATTTATAATGTCAGGTTATAGTTTAATCTTAGAAATAGAAAGGCTTAAAGAAAATTGCGATAAACTGGGATTTCGTTTGGGTCACTCTAAACACGAGTACCGCGGCGGCCGTGGTGATGTGGTATCCTTGTTTCCTAAAGATAACGAGGCTCTTCCTGTATATTCACGCGATGCTGAACTATTCGTGGGTGAAATTGAAGACCTTAAAATATGGCTTCGCGGTATTGAGTGGGCTAGAAACTATGACAGCATGGTTATAGGAAAGCTGAACGACAAAAAACGAGAAAGAAAAGAGCAAGACCTTCGCAATGAAAATCTAGTAAGAAAACTTAGGGAGAGTAATTAATGTTTACAGTAGGTTCCAAACAAGGTAATACAGTTTCTATTTTTGTTCAAGCGTATCAAGCAAGTACAAATAGACGTTGGCAAGTAATAGATACGTATTCATCAGATATGGGTTTTGTTGCTAGCGCATTAGAACTCCCTTATAGTGAGGAAAAAGACTGGACCATTGATACCAGTTATAGCAAACATAATCCTGGTAACCTTCAAGGCACTAAGTTTACATATTCTGGTAATTTTACTGCTATAGAAAAAGAAACGATTGAATGGACTTGGGAAAAAGCAAGAGCATCTGATCTCTTAGAATCTACTATGCAGTACGCAGACCAGGGATGGGAAATTAGTGTACCCAAACTTTTAGTTCCGGGGCCGTTTTATATAGAGCAAATTCACTAAGTTAGTACTTGACATTTCTTGTAATTCCTGTATAATAGAATTTCTACTTAGTTAAGGATCTGTTATGTTTTCTAATTTCATTGAAGTAATAAATTCCGATCAAAGTCGTTTGTTCAAAGAAAGTAAAGTTAATGAGTTTGGTAAACAAGAACCTAAGTTCATTCGTTTGCTTAACCGTGCTTACTCTCCTGAGTATGTTTACGGCATCAAGAAAATGGAACAAACTTCTGTAGGTACTAACACACTGGTTAATATTTGGGATCAAGTAGAAACATTGCTTGATCGTCTGACCAGCAGAAGTGTCACAGGTAATGCTGCTCGTGCTGAAGTTGAAGCTATGCTCAATACTTTGACAGCAGAAGAAGCCACTATAGCCATCAACATGATCAAGGGCGATCTGCGTTGCGGTATCAGTGTTGCTACAATCAACAAAATGTTTCCCAACACTATTCCTGAATATCCCTACATGCGTTGCTCTCTAATGAAAGGCAGCAATATTGCTAACTTTGATTGGAAAGCTGGTGTTTATTCGCAAGAAAAAGCAGACGGGATGTTTGCTAACATTTATCTGTATCCCGATCTTATTACCAAGATTACTAGCCGCAATGGCACTCTTTTTGCTAACACCGAATTCAAAGACTTTATTCAGGAGTTTGTCAACGTAGCTGATGAAGGTTACTGCTATCACGGTGAATTGTTGGTACTTGAAGATGGTAAAGTAATGCCCCGTGAGCTGGGTAATGGTGTCTTGAACAGTGTGTTAAAGGGCGGATGTTTTGAAGCTAATCAAAAGCCCTTTTACTATGTATGGGATCGCGTACCAGTAAGTGATGCTATTGCTGATGGCAAAAACAAAACCAGGTACAAAGACCGTTTTGCTGCTATCCAAAACATCAAAGGTAAATTTGTAGATGTTATCCCTACCAAGATCGTCTATTCACTTGATGAAGCATTTAAGCATTATGTTGATATGACTTCACACGGTATTGAAGGTACGGTGATCAAGAATCCAAACGCTATTTGGGAAGACAAAACTTCTAAAGATCAAATCAAACTGAAAATTGAAGCTGAAGTAGACTTGATCGTTCGCGGGTTCAATCCAGGTAACGGCAAGAATGCTCACTTGTTTGGTTCTATTGCTGCTGAAAGTAGTGACGGCAAACTGCGTGTAAACGTTTCTGGTATTTCAGATAAAGATCGTGAGCGTATCAATGGAGAACGTGATGAATGGATTGACAAGAAAATCATTACCGTTCGTGCCAACTCTATCATGGAGTCTAACGATATTGCGGCACTGTTCTTGCCCCGTCTTGTAGAAGAAAGACTGGATAAGACTGAAGCCGATGACTTTGTTAAAATCAAGCAAATCTTTGAAGAAGCCAAACAAGGGGTATAATGAAAATAAATGAAACACCGTGGACTGAAAAGGTCTACGAAACTGAAGATTATGTAGTGTTTAAAGATGGCTTTCCAGTAACAGAAGGTCATCTTCTTTTTGTACCAAAAGTAAATATGGTAGATAACTTAGTCTTATGCTGGCAAGAAGCATATGAATGGGGAGAACGTTGGGTTTTAGAAGATTATTGCGACGGATACAATATAGGACAGAATATAGGAACTGCTGCTGGACAAACAGTTATGTATCCACATGTACATCTAATACCTAGACGGTATGGTGACATGAAAGATCCTCGCGGCGGAGTTCGCCATGTAATACCAGAAAAAGGAAACTATCGTGCTAACGAAAGATAATATAGTTGGTATCAAACACCAATTTGAAGACGGTGACTCTATTGAAGTCATACAAGTAAAAAGTCGTAATGAAGAGTTACATCTAGTCACTTACCATATACAACAAGGTCCAGGCATTCCTAGAAAACTAATAATGGAGCTTAATGAGTTTATTGGTACTTATGGGCATCTTTTTGAAGTAGAAAAAGACTAAATACATTATGTTCATGGCTATAATCACCTTATTAACCGCACTATCAATGGCAACTGTTGCGGCAGTTTTTGCCATATATGGTATCATTGCTATCTTTGCTGGCATGCCTCAATTTGCCTTAGTTATGGGTGCTGTTATTGAACTAGGCAAAGTAGTTGGAATTAGTTGGTTATATAGAAATTGGAATGAACCTACTAAAATCAAGTACGCAATGGCACCATTAGTATTAATTGCTATGTTGCTAACTTCAATGGGTATCTTTGGATTGTTATCTAAAGCACACTTAGAACAAACTAGCCCAGTAGCAAATAATGAAATCCAAATTGAAAGACTTGACCAACAAATTACTAGAGAGCAGTCTAGAATTACTGATGCTGAACAAGTTATTTCACAACTAGATCAAAGTGTTCAAGCATTAATTAATTTTGATCGTATCAGAGGACCAGACGGAGCCATAGCAGTTAGAGAATCACAAGCTGAGCAGCGAGAATTACTACGTCAAACTATTGATACAGCACAAACAGAATTAGACGGGTTAGAAGATCAAAAACTAGAACTATCGCAACAGCTACGAGCCATTGAATTAGAAGTTGGTCCTATAAAATATATAGCAGAATTAATATATAATGACGGGCAGGATAGAACCGAAGAAGCTGTTAGATGGGTTATCATTGCGTTTATATTTGTATTTGATCCAATGGCTATTCTTTTGTTAATGGCTGCTAATTACACATTAGTAAATAGAAAAAAACAAGACTTAGTTTCTGCTCCACTAGTAGAAGAACCCACTCTTATATTAGAAGAACCAGTAAATACTGAGGAAGTATTAAATGTTAAAGAGGATTCCAACAATGTCAGCGATACAACAGATATCCCCGAACCACCCATTACCTCCGATACAAGCACATCCAGCAGCAATGAACAACCAGAATCTGGAACAGAATCAATCTATCTTGAAAGAACAGACGATTTACAAGAGACAGTCGCAGAAACAACTGAACGAGATATTGTACCTTTACAACCAGCAGGGGCAATTGATATCATCACAAGTGTACAAGATCAACCTTCTAGTGTAGATGATGCAGCACAAGTTATCACAGAATCAGCCATAAAAAAAACTTTAATAACTACTAAAGATATAATCACTGAAGGAGTTACTCCACTACATGATGTAGGTGACGGGTACATAGAATATAATAAACAACTTTTTCAAAAAGATGCGTTAAAAGAAATAAAACCTGATTTGTTTACTATTAGACCAGATTCAGTAATGCCACATTCTAGCTTTGGTATTCAATTTCCTAAAATGGCAAAAAAGAAAGATATATTTGTTAGAGTAGACACATTACCTAATAGAGTATTTAGGTTTGATGGTAACAAATGGATTGAAATAAATAAAAGTCTTACAGCAACATATCTTTATGACCAAGAATACATCAAATATCTAGTTGAAAAAATAGACAGCGGAGAGTACGATGCTGAGCTTCTTTCTGATCAGGAAAGGAATCAAATAGAAGAATACTTAAGCACTCATAATTCTTAACATAAATATCATTATCTAAGGGATCATGTGTTCATGTCAGAAAATAAATTGTCTTATTGTTCGTTTTGTAATAATCATAAAGATTTAGTTACCAAATTGATAGTAAGTGATAACGTTGCTATATGTAGCGACTGTATTGAGTTATGTAACCAACTTATAGTAGAAGAAAACAATCCAACTATAATAGAAAGTAAAGCAAAAAAAGCAGATGCTTACAGTATAAAAAAGCATTTAGATAATCATGTTATAGGGCAAGACCGAGCAAAAATCGCAATTAGTGTTGCAATAACAAACCATTATAAAAGAATCAATAACGAACCTCCTGAAGATATTGAAATAGCAAAAAGTAATGTATTAATGATAGGTCCAACTGGCAGCGGTAAAACATTACTTGCTAAATCAGTTGCTAAGTATCTTAATGTGCCTTTCGTGGTTGCTGATGCTACTAGCTTAACTGAAGCAGGTTATGTAGGTGATGACGTAGAAAGTATGATATCAATGTTATTGGCAATAGCTGACGGAGATGTTTCTATTGCTGAAAGAGGAATAGTGTTTATTGATGAAATAGACAAGATAGCTAGAAAAGGAGAAAGCACTAGTATTACTCGTGACGTTTCTGGTGAAGGTGTACAACAAGCATTGCTCAAACTTGTAGAAGGCACGAAATGTCGCGTAAGTGCTTCAGGTAAAAGAAAGAATCCAAACAGTGATACAATAGAAGTAGATACAAAAAATATTTTGTTCATTGCCGGCGGAGCTTTTAGTGGTTTGAGTGATATACTAAGAAGTAGAGTACAAGGGTCATCAATTGGATTTGGTGCTGAAGTAAAATCAAAAGATAATATTATTGACCAAAGTTTGGTTACTCCCGAAGACTTAATTAAGTTTGGAATGATACCAGAATTTATAGGTAGATTTACAACTACTGTAACATTAGAACAATTAGATAAACCTGAGTTGATAAGAATACTAACACAACTCAAGAACAGTTTCATAGAACAGTATAAGTATATTTTTTCATTAGACGGTATAGATTTAAGATTTACTACAGAAGCAATAGATCAACTTGCAGAAAATTGTATCATTCTTAAAACTGGAGCGAGGGGATTACACAGTGAAATAGAAAAAGTGTTATTACCGCATATGTTTCATATATCGCACTATGTAACAAATGGTATTAAGGATTTAGTAATTACACAAGACATGGTCTTAGATCCAAAAGAACTTTATTTTCCCTAAAAGATATATTTTTTTACGCAATCATGTATAATAAATACTAATGTAGATGCTGAATGGTCAGGTCTACATTAAAAAATCTTGCTTAACTTAAGGAGACTACTATGACAAGCAAAACTTTAACCCTTCGTTCCACCGATATTCCCTCAATACACAAATTCGCAATCGGGTTTGATTCAGTCTTTGACGAACTGTTTAGACTAGATTCTAAACAAACTGATAACTACCCTCCATATAACATAACTCAAATCAATGAAGATGAGTTTTCAATTTCATTGGCTGTAGCTGGTTTTGGACCAGAAAACTTAAAAGTTACTAAGGATAAAAACTTTTTAGTGATAGAAGGTAACCCACTGATACCAGTTCATGAAGATGATGTTAGTTATAAAGTTCTACATAAAGGAATTAGTAGCAGATACTTTAAGCGTGAGTTTAAACTAGCTGATCATGTAGAAATTGTAAATGCGAATCTTGAATTGGGAATTCTTGCTATTTACTTAAAACGTGAAATTCCAGAAGAACAAAAGCCCAAGACAATTGCTATTGCTTACAATAAATAGTAATATAAACATACGCAGTCAGTGTTTTGCTGGCTGCTTTTACAAGAGGTAATACGAAATGCCAAATGCAGAAATAAACAGTAAAATCAAACCCAACACTAGTTTAAAAGAACCGCCTTTGTTTAAAATTATTTATATGAATGATAATGTAACATCTATGGAATTTGTTATATCTTCACTTATTGAGTATTTTAATTACAATCCAGATACTGCGTCTACCATAACTCAAAAAATTCATGAGATTGGAAGTGCAGTAGTAGCAGTGCTACCTTATGAAATTGCTGAGCAGCGCGGCATTGAAGTAACTCTTGATGCTAGATCACAGGGATTTCCACTTCAGATCAAAGTAGAAAGCGAACAGTAATTATATCTTAATAGTTACTCGTTTGGCCCAATAATTTCTTGATTTAAAATAAGGGTTGTTAACGTAGTTGACATTATCAATCGTAATGTCAACTACGTTTTCATACGTACCAAACACCCAATTAGACATCTTTTTTTCTGTATCATACTGAGCACATGAGCTTAGCGTAGGCATAGTGTCTATATACTCAGGAAGTTGACCGAAATATAAATCTTTTCTAGGAACAGCACTAGAAGCTATAAATATTTTTTTAACATCTAAATGTACTTGTAGTCTTTCTATGGTTTTATAAAGGTATAGTAAATCATCTTCTCGTTCATGCAACCGTTGAATGTTAGGAATACTATACTCTTCAGTTAAGTTACCCCATCCATTTACACCCACTATTGCAACACCATCTATCATGGCTACATTATGATAAAGTATTGCTACATGATCCAAATGATTACATATTGCTGCCAACTCTTCAGTTCTCATTTCAACATCATCAAAGCCTTCATATTCTAATCTACCAGGAATATAAAAAACTCCCTGGTAGTACTTAGCAAGATGACCTAATGTTTGAATGATAGTTCTAGTATCAGAACTTATGTTACCTGCAACAATGCAATACAAGCTAGTTGCTTTGTTTGTCCACTTGAAATTATCGTTAGGGGACAGACAAAGATCACTAATTACATCAAACCCTATTTCCATAATTTATTTTACTACGGTCATTTTAGGCTTTTTTGGCTTCTTGGGTTTTGGTTTCTTTTCTGGTGCTTTGCCGCCTTCCCAAGCTTCATTTACTTCAGGGGTAGCAGGGTTGTCAGCAACAAGTTTCCCGTTGTTTCTAGCTCTTTTGGGAGTAGCAGCAGGTTCGGGTTTAACTTCTGGTGTAGATTTCTTAATCTTTTTTGCAACCGTTTTGCCTTTTTCTACTGTTTCACTAATTTTAGTCTTAACAGTTTCAACAACTACTTTAGCGTCATCTACATCTACTTTTCCATCTTTGTTAACATCAGCTACTGATGCTAAGCCTGATACAGATTTTTCTAAAGCTACAAAAAAATCTTTTATATCAGTTTTTCCGTCATTGTTTAAATCAGTACTGGGTGCATCTTTGTTGCTTTTCCAAAACAAATATGCAACTGCTCCTATTACTACGATACCAATAATACTTTCTATAATCATAAAGATCATCTCCTAAAACTATATTTAGTTAATTATTGCATACTTTGTATTTTTATATTGATAAATAATTGCATGACTTCTAAACTAATGCTACTAATGTCTGAACCTCTTCCAAGTCTTGTCTTGCAAAAAAAGCTATCATATAGAACTACCAAAAGAGAAGTAAGAGAACTTTATAACATTATCAATGAAGAAATTTTCAACAACGAATTACCGCCTGCTAAGTTAGAAGTAAAAAGTCATTGTAGAGGATACTGGGGTATGTGTATGTCTACTGGATTCAATCCTAAAAAGAAAAGTTCCCAATGTAAAATAAGACTGTCTGATAAATGGTATTGTAAACAATGGCTAATAAACACATTAGCACACGAAATGGCTCATCAGTATCAATGGGATGTGTACAGTAAAACAAGACATTTAGAAGGCAAATACCCCGTAATGAGTCATGGTCCTAGTTTCTATACATTTAGAAAACAACTTGCTAAATACGGACTTGTATTGAAAAGATCAAGCGGCATGAAAAGATGGTTTAGATATCAACGATTAGATAAGTGTTAAGATAAATACATTATGATTAGAAACTTATTAAACACATTAGAATTATTAACCGAATCAACTGGTCTAGCGGGTAGAAAGCCCGGAGACGTTTTCCGCAATTCAGAAAATGACCAAATAGTATTCAATAGTATACAGTTTTTTCCTGAAGGTGGCGGAAAACTAACCAAAGAAGAACTTGAGCAAACAGTAAATCAAGTTACGGATGGTATTGAAGTTCAGTGGACGAACTCACCTTCAGCGAAATCTGGCGGATTTGCTATTGCATCTTTTTCTTCAGATCAAGGTGAATTATATTTTGGTAAATATTTTGAGCAGATAAAACCAAACTTAACTAGTAATTTTTTCCCTAACAAAATAGGAGATTACTCTTTTGCAGGTAAAGCTGCTGCTAAAGCACAAGCAGGTTTATCACCACAAGATTTATTATCTGACAAGATTGATTTAACTTCAGACGATATCATAAATCAACTAGCTACTAGTTTAGGTACAGACAATCCTCTATATACAGTGGCACGAAGAATAGCTAATGGTGAAAAACTACCATTGCATTTTACTGCTCCTAGTGATGTAAGCTTTAGTGCGTTTAGAGATTACTTCTGCGAGATTTTACAACCAATGGCACTACAAACTGGAAACTATACAGGTAACGCAGGTGAAGCTGCCGAAGTGTTCATGGATGGATCATTTGCTGATACTCTTATCACGTTTGATACTAGTAAAACTGCTGGACTTAGTGATAGCATTCTAACCAATCCTCAAGGTAAGATTATAAAAATAAGTACTAAAGGCGGGGCTGGGGCTAAAGCAAGTGTTAAAAACTTGTTAGATAGTGTTGAAGAAATGAAACAAACTCCAGCAGGTAGTAGATTAATAAGAAAGCATCAAGAAACTATTGGTTTATTAGAAGATATTAAAAGAGAAGGACAATCAGGTGCCCCTTTGATGTTAGGAGTAAAATTTGGTATTATCAATGCCAAAGAAGCTAGTCAAATAGAAGACTTAAAAAATATGGCTCCTATAAACTTAAACGATATAGACAGTGTGGACATATCATCACGATTAAAGAAAATGGCGTTGAACAGAGGAACTAAAACTCCTGAAAACACTAGTTTATATTTTCATTTATTAGCAGAAGTAGCACACAAAGCAGCAGATAAAGTTAACGATAATACTGACTTTCCAAAAGCTGCATCTGATATCTTAAACAACGGCGCATTAGTTCAAGTTTATACTAAAGCCAAAGAAGGTAAAGATACTTGGACTCTACAAGAATTCAACACTGTGTATCCAGGAGATTCTATTAAAGGTGTTTATCTTTCTGCTGGTAAAACTTATTACAGTACAGGCATAAAAGGAAACTTTACCTTTAAGATAGACAAAGGAGCGGGAGTTCCAAAAGAAGATAGTGAAGAAACTGCAAGTGCTGCAGGCAAGAAACCCGAAGTAAAACTAGATAAGGCAGCAAAACAAATCGCAACTGGCAGAGCTACTAGACCTGAAAAAGACAAGACAAAAACAGGTGATGTGGGTAGAGCCAAACGCAAGTAATCACCATTTATATTGATTTACTAATCCTCTTAGTGTATTATAGAATCTCACATAATATAACTAAGAGGATTTTTTATGGCATTGATTCCCATTGTAATTGAACAAACTTCACGCGGTGAACGTAGTTACGACATTTATTCACGTTTGTTAAAAGATCGGGTAATACTACTTGAAGGTGAAGTTCATGATCAAATGGCTAACTTGATTGTAGCCCAGCTTTTGTTTCTGGAATCAGAAGATCCGGACAAAGACATCTTTCTTTATATAAATTCTCCCGGCGGCTCTGTTACTGCAGGCATGGCTATTTACGATACAATTCAGTTTATCAAACCAGATGTGAACACTATTGTAATGGGACAATCCTGTTCAATGGGATCACTTTTAGCACAAGCTGGTTCTCCTGGTAAACGTAAAATTCTGCCCAATGCTCGTCATATGGTTCATCAGCCCTCCGGAGGTGCTCGTGGTCAAGCAACTGATATGGAAATTCAAGTAAAAGAAATCTTGGCAATGAAGAAGTCTCTTACTGAAATCTATGTCAAGCATAACAGTAAAAATAAAACGTTTGAAGAATTAGCTAAGGACATGGAGCGAGACTTTTTTATGTCTGCTGCCGAAGCTGTTGAATATGGACTAGCAGACGAAGTAGTTACTAAGAGGTAATGAAAATGAGCATATGGTCTAATGTAATCGCAATCCCGTGGAACCAAGAAGATTCAATCTTTAGTGAGCCAAAACGAGCGAAAAAAGAACTGGGTTCACTATGTAAATATCAAACAGTTCATCCTGATGATCAATTGCCCGTCAATGTTATTAACCCTGATATAGATAAAGGCCCTTGGATTGCAGGTGGAGCTTGTTTACGTTGGTTTCAAAATATTCCAGTTGGTGAACACAGCGACATAGATGTTTTTTGTAAAAATGAAAAACAAGCAGAAAAGCTAATAGACTATATTAAACATATTGGATTGTCGGACTATAGCCATGGTCATTCGCATGTAGTTATAAAAACGGATAACGCATGTACGTTTAATATAAATGCAAATAATAAAAATTGGAAAGTACAAATAATTACTTGTAAGTATTTTGACACTATTAAAGAAGTTATTGATCACTTTGACATTAGTGTATGTCAAGTAGCTACAACTGGTAACGAATGGATTTTAGGTGAAATGACTGTTAAGGATATTAATAGTCATTCACTTAGATTTAATCATATTACTAAACAAGCGCCTAAAAGATTAATCAAGTATTGGACTTATGGATTTAATCCTGTAGAGGGTACAATAGAAGCTATTCAAGAATTTAAAGATTCTTCTTGGGATTTTGCTGGTGCTGATGATTACGACAATACACTTTAGGGGTTAACATGTCAGCAGAAAAAGCTTGGAGTTTGTTAGATAATAGACCAGTTTTAAAATACGTTCCACAATGCGATGATTATATTGTATATTGGAATGGTATAGTAATGCCTCATAAAATGGCTCTTTGTTTTGGCGGTACATTGTTAAACATTTATCCTACTCCAGAGATGAGGCGAGAATTAAATCTTAACTACCGAAAACTTTACTATGCTAATGCGTTTGAAACATTAGGTAAATGGGATCACATACTAGATGGAAGAAAAGAGCATGAACAAAGAGATATGCATGGCTTTCTTTTTAGATACATAGAAAAGCACCTGAATACTCTTAAAGAACAAAAGATTTCAGGTGCAGAAGTTTTGGGATGGTTTGACTATAAACGAGTTACTAGTTAACAGAGATTTCTGTTAATCCATGTTCTCTGTCTAGATACTTGTATTCTAGTTTAACTGGTTCAAACTGTTCTAGTTCTTTAAAGATAATATCGGTATCTAACTGGCCACAAGTGTACACATCCATTTGAATCAAACTAGGACTTCCCTCATCCCAAACATGTATAGCCATATGACTAGTTTCAATTACTACAACCGCAGTTACCCCTCTATTGCCGGGAACGTCAACATATGCGCTGATAGGTCCCATGCAGATTTTCATACCAATTTTACCTGTCAACTCTTTTAACCAGTTAATAACCCATTCAGGGTCACGGGGTGGGTTATTAATTTCTGCTCTAATAATCAAATGTTTGTGTACTAGCATATTGCATAACTCCTTGAAAGATAAAGATTATTTATGAGTTTTCGTAAGTCATTGATTTTATTAGAGTTTTATTTTTACCCAAAGGCTTGACATTTGGGTATAATGTGCTATTATATACACATAGTCAACGAAAAGGAGCACGAATGCATGAAAAAATATCAAGTAAAAGTACATGACAACGGCGACCGTTTTTGGTATGTCAATGGCAAACGTCACCGCGAAGACGGCCCTGCTATCGAAGGGGTTAATGGCTATCGTGCTTGGTGGGTAAACGGCAAACCACACAGAACAGATGGCCCTGCTTTCGAATATACTACCGGGGTCCGCGTTTGGTACTTCAACGGCAAACTTCACCGCGAAAACGGCCCTGCTTGCGAATATGCTAGTAGCCGTTTTTGGGTAGTCGACGGCAAACGTCACCGCACAGACGGGCCTGCTGTGGAATGTACTAACGGAGACCGCGCGTGGTATGTCAACGATAAACGGCACCGCGTAGACGGCCCTGCTCGTGAATGGGCTAATGGCAGTTGTGAGTGGTATATCAACGGCAAAGAGCTGACCGAACAAGAATTCAATAACTACACCAACCGGGTTCAGATAGTTAGTAAAAAGGCTTGACTTCTTACCCAAACCTGCTATAATTACTTCATAGTCAACGAAAAGGAGCGCGAAATGTCTAAAGCAAAAAGCAAGTTTCAGTTCTACTCTGATCCCGGTCATGGTTGGTTGCGCGTTCCTTATAGCGAATTGGAACGTCTTGATATTGCTGACAAAATTACTCATTACAGCTATACCAAGGGCGATAACGTGTTTCTTGAGGAAGACTGTGATATGTCTACCTACATGAAAGCCAAAAATGCTTTGAATGAAAAAGTTGATATTCAAGTTATTCGCTGCAACCGTCAGAGCCGAATTCGCAGCTATAATAGCTATGGCGGTGCTCGTATGGTTACTCGCAAAAATCTTATGTCAGGTAAAGAGTTTCAGGAACGCGCTGATACCCCGCTGTGCTGCTCCCCTGCTTCGGAAACGTATTGGTCAATGTAAGTTGTTGATTTTCAAAGAGTTTTATTTTCAGCCAAAGGCTTGACTCTTTACCCAAATACTGTATACTAATCATATAGTCAACGAAAAGGAGCAACAAATGAAACTCGTAATTCAGACTCAAGTTCGTGAAAACTACGGTGCGCATGATTGGGACGGTAAAGGTGAGTGCCCGCAGCATTGGAAGTGCAAGGGCGGCGACACTTATGTAGTACCCAATCTCACGGTTACGCAAGTTCTCAAGATCAAGGATACGGGTATTCCTACTCTTAAGTCTTTGGTTGAGACTAGCAACGAGAGTTTTCAAGAGTATGTGATTGATTGGTCAATCATGGACGATGATGCTACTGTGTGCGAAGAATGGGAAACCCCGTTTGAACTGTTCTATGAGCAGGGTCGCTGGGTCGCTAGGCGCACTGTTATGAATGACGCATACGGATATATGCGTCAGGAAGTTGCTTTTAAAACCGAGCAGTATGATATGCAGACCGGTGGCGAACGCGCAAACTACGATGTTTCATATACCTTCAGGGACGGGCGTGTTCTGGGATATAATGATACTTGCAAAGCTTTGAAAGAGCTTAACGCGGCTTGACATTCTACCCAGATAGTGTATAATTATCTTATAGTCAACGAAAGGAGCAAGACAGATGACCATCAAAGATAATACACTGGTTGCTTTTGATGGGAAGCGTAGGATTGCAGTGGCTCGTAAAAAACAGCACGGATGGCTGGTTGTGGCCGATGCTGCATGTTGGCTAGAGACAAAAGATAAGAAAAATGTTTTTGGCATTATGAATCACAGCATGATACTTGTTAAAAATAAATCTGAAGCAAAAAAGTTAATTGATTCAGTAAAATCATACACTAGAGGAGCAAGATAATGAGCAATGTTACTGATATCCGTGTAGGTGATCGTGTACGCTGGGAGTGTCATGCAGGTACCATGCGTGGAGAGATTACATCTATTGATCTGGATCTGAACGCCAATCAAGAATTGATTCCCTGGATCACGATTAAAACTTTTGCACATGAATATTATGGTTTAGAGAAACATGTGCGACTCTGCGGTACTCACGGCTACTTGAAAATGATGAAATTTCAGGTAAACTTTCGTGATGTTGAAAAGCAAAAGGTAGCATTTTAATGCCCAAAATCATCAACATATCTTACGCACAAGCTGAGTCAGGTGACTACCCTCATCCTGGTGATAGCTATCTGATTCAGATTACTGATCCAGGTACCCCTGCTCCTGTTACTGCGCATAGCTATGTTGCCAAGCACCATTTTCAGTTTCATGATGCTGAAGACAACGAGGGCGCTGGAGAATTTCCTTTCGTGCCCAAAAAGCTGATCACAGATGCTCAGGCTCTGGAGATCATAGAAATCTTGGAACTTGCTTTGTTCTACAAACGCCATGTGATAGTACATTGCCATGCTGGATTGTGCCGTAGCGGGGCAGTAGCAGAAGTCGGAGTTATGATGGGCTTTGAAGACACTAAGCGTGTTAGAATGCCCAATCTTTTAGTAAAGAATAAACTAAAGAAGGTATTGGGCTGGACTTATGAGTGAGAAAATGGATTGGCGTGATATACTAAAACAAATGATAGAACAGGCTGCTGAAGGTAACTATGATCATCTTGATAAAAGTGAGCCACGAGTGATCGTTATTCCGCAAGGTGCTGAAGACTCTGTGATTGATTTTTTATCTGAATTAGGTAAACTAGAATTTGAAATGCCTGAACTGGATGCTATTGACACTGAAATTGAAAACCTGATTGACGCTGGTAAGTTTGTGGCGTTTGAGGATGAAGAGAGGATTCACTAATGAGTAATCGCGTATTTAAAGTTTGGATCAACAACAGAGGTGATTGGATAGTAGTATCTGATGCTCGTGATGTCAGTGAAGGTAGACCGCATGCCGCTGTGTTTCCTTTTGGTGATCTTTATGATAAAGAAACACAAACGCGCAGGGCACATGATTATGCTACTTATTTAAACAAACTAAACGAAGCTGCTAAAGTAGCTTACGATCAAATACACTTAGTGGATGTGTTAAAACGATGAACGAACGAATTAGAGAACTTGCTGAACAAGCAAATGTCCGGGACAGCAGTAGTGTAGCAAGATTACCAAAAACATGTCCCTATCCAGCTAATAGAGTAAATCTTTGGAATTGGTATGATTTTACAACATTTGGGGAAGCTCTTACGTCATTTAAATGGTACTGTACAAGGGATGATGAACAGACATTCAGAAAAAACTCCTTAAAGAATGCTTTAGTGCCGAGTAATAAAACATATGGCGAAAATGACATAGTATATTCCTATACCTCTAGAGGGCATCGCGCAGGTTGCGCCCCTTCAGAATTTGAAGATGCCCGAAAATATAAAACTTTGATGGTAAGTGGATGCTCATTAACTGAAGGGATTGGCTTGCCGGAAGACCACATTTGGCATAGTTTTTTGACTGACATGATTTGCACACAAATTAGTGCACCTATAGCAAAATTAAATTTAGGGAAGGGAGGTAGAAGCTTAGATGCAGCTATACGATATGTGTATACTGCAATTGAGCATGATAATGCTAGTCCTGATATGGTTTATTTTTTATTTCCACCTGTTACTAGAAAAGAATTAATAATAACTGACGATAAAAATATACCGTATATTTGGCATTATTTAGGTTATTTGCGTCCCGGCGCATCGCACATCGCGACAGCAGCTCACGAAGCGATGACAAAAAATATTAACTACAGACAATTATACCATGACTGTTTTCGTAGTCTACTGTTCATCAAATATTTTTTACAATCTAAAAATATACCGTGGTTCTTTAGTTTTTGGGGTAATGACCTTAGTGCTTATAATATAGCCGCTCACACCGAAGATACAAATATAGATTGTTCTATACCTGAAGAATTACAGAATCACTACATTGATGCTCATCTACGAGACAAAACGCTATATGAAAATTTGTTTGTTCAAACGATAGCAAGAGACTACGTTCATCCGGGCCCCAATGAACATTATGATTTGGCTAAGCAGATGTACCAACAATTACAATCTAATACAACTTTTATTGAAATAATTAACAAATGGAAAAAAGATGAAAACAAATAAAAAACATTGGTATTATGCGAGGATAGTTTTAATTATGGAATTGGATGTGATAAAGCGATGAACGAACGAATTTTAGAAATTGCTAAACAAGCAAATGTGTTGGCGGATTTTGGCGATGACATCACTGTGGGTAGATACTCAATTGGTGGAAGTTACGAACAGATGGAACAGTTCGCCGAGTTGATTGTGAAAGAATGTGTAAATGTTGTGGACGGTGGAAGTTTTCTACATGACCAAGCACCTACTGCTATATTTGCCAAAGAATGTAGTGCTGCGATTAAAAGACATTTTGATATTAAATGATCCTAAAGCGTAGGCATGTTGCCAAAGCTATAAGTTGGCGAATAATAGGTTCAATTGACAGTTTACTAATTGCATGGTTAGTAACTGGTAGTTTTGAATTAGGTGCGATACTGGGAGGAGCAAAGTTAGTAACTGCTACAGTATGGTACTACATGCACGAAAGAATATGGTATAAATACATTAAATTTGGTATAACAAATAAACAAAGTGAGGATATATGAACAACTATTTTCCTGATATGGAAAACCCTTGGGTACGCAGACCTCTTATTATTTTGATGGCATTGTGTGCTGCTCCCTTTCTGTTACTACTGATTGTTGCTGAGGTGCTTTGGGAAACAGCAAAGGCCATGGTTGGGATTATAAGAAATCAGATTAAAGAAACAGCACCCACTTTTAAAAATATCGTTGATCAGATCAAGGAAACTTGGTAACCAACTAAGTCATTGATTTTATTAGGATTGCTAAACATAACCTGAAACTGTAAGTGATTGATTTCATTACAGTTTCAGGTTTTTCTTTTTTACAGCAGCATCAACACTCACATAAGTATCCTAGATGTTGAGCAGGTAACGTAAGCTATTGATTCTTTGTTAAAAATCTCTTTATAAATCAACAACTTAGCTTAGTGGTTTCTTTAAAATAATAGAAAATATCTTAGCCAAAGGCTTGACTCTTTGCCCAAATGTGCTATAATAACTACATATAGCAAACAACACGAAGAAATCAGACATGAAAAGTTACGCATCAGCAATTAACCGTATCATCAAAAATGTTACCGGTCTGACAGTTGCCAAAACTCGCAGAGACAACTTTAACTACGGTGATTATCGCGGGTATAAATATCGCGTTTATGATAATCGGTCAACCAGGACTGGTCCCTGGACCCCGGACATCAGCAAAGCTGAGGCGAATACTATAGCCGCTCAGATTCGGAATCTGGGACCTGGACTGAAAGTAACTGTGTATGAAGGTGATGTTACTGTAACTCAGACTGTATAAAAGCACTGATTTCCTTAGGAAAATTATTTCACCCAAAGGCTTGACTTCTTACCCAAATATGCTATAATAGCTATACAAATTGAGAAAAGGAGCAGTAAAATGATTTCAGAAAAAGCGTATATCACTAATCGTTTTCAGCGTGACTTGGTAAGCGTACAAGCCGAGATTGCTGAATTTACTGCTAAAATGGCAGTTGATGCTGCTTATACTCTTACTTGGGGTATTTCAGTTTTTCAAGCTGCCGCCAAAGAACGTGTGTTAAAACAAGTACTTGAAAGCATTGAACAAGGTGACGATATAGTTTCTATCGTTACTGATCGCGTTATTCATAAAGCCAAGTACCCAGCACAAAGTACTTTACCAACTTCAAATCTTATTGAACAGTATGAATTGGCTGCACTGGCTGAAGTATTGAGCGCAATTAAAGACGTTCAGGAGTTCAATAAGGCTTGACATTTGGGTAATTTCTGCTATAATAGCTATACAAATTGAGAAAAGGAGCGAGTCTAGATGTCATACAAAGTTTACCAGCTTAAGATTGCAAGACAAGTGTACGATTACGTTAATGAAGTCGGACACGCTGAAGCTGCTGTTAAATACCCCGAATATAAAGTTTCAATGGACATCCGCTTTCAAGGTTCTGCTAAGTGGGAACCATCAATGTTCGCCTACTTTACCCCCGTGTGTGAAATTGCCGCTAGTGACTTAGATGAAGTATTTCATGTCGGTAATGTCGGTCCTGAAGCAAAAATAGTTCGCCTTGACCGTATGCATTCTGTCAGTGTCGGCGATATCATCCAAGATCCAACCGGTGAGTTTCACATGGTTGACGATTTCGGTTTCAACAAAATTCAAGTACTGATCTAAAAGGCTTGACTAAAATAAAGAGGATCAAATTATGATTACAGTCAAATTTTATGTAAAGAAAGAAACCTACGAGTTCACCGCTGAGTCCATTGGTAAGGCGATGGAAATGTGTAACCGTCAGGTTATTGACAAGTTGGATTTGCATCCCATGGTATGGGCTGATGCTGGTAAGAATGAATTTGTATGTCAGCCCGGCAACTTTTTTGATTAAGGCTTGACTTCTTGCCCAAATCTGCTATAATAGCTTTATAGTCAACGAACAGGAGCAAACAGCATGACAGACTACTCAAAACGCACTCCATTCACACGACACGGTGGTGCTTATGATCGTGGTGCAGCAGATGCTTTTTACGGTCGCCCTTATACGCCCCATTACTTTACTGGTGCTACTTACTCTTCAACTAAGATTGAAGAAGTAGACATGAGTGCTGAAGAAGTGGCTGCATACAAGCAGGGCTATGCTGACAATGCTGATAACCGAAAGGAGTGGAACTAACATGAACTGGAACTTGGAAGGTCTTCGCGTTAAGGGTCGTTACATGGATTCGGTAAATGTAAGCGGTGTGGTCAAACTCAGCCGTGTAGCATTTGGCGGTGAAGTTCAGCATCATGTTACAGTTGACAAAGGGTTTTCCCTGTTTAAGGGCGCAGTAAAGCGCGATGCAGGCGAAACTGTAATCCTGGAACACAAGTTTATTACTCAAGTTTTTAGCAGCCTTAACGAGTTTATCTAATATGATAGCAGTTAAAGAAGTTACTCTTTGGGATATGGAAAGCCAGCCCAATCACATCTATCTGTTAGATGGTGACAAGATCATGGCTTACATACCCATGGGTAAAACTGAGCCTACTTATCTTAACCGCCCTATGAGAATAGACCAGCGTGGCCGCAAGTTTCAAGAACTAAAGATCAGCCCTTTCAAAGCACAAGTAAAGTCAACACTGATTGAAATCAAAGGTAGCAAGGGCAACAGTTATTGGGTGGACCCAGACAAAAGTACCTGCTCTTGTCCAGCGTTTAAGTTTGGCAAAGGTACTTGCAAACATATCAAAGAGGTGTTATAATACTTGTTATGACCATGCATCTTATTAAGGGCGTATGTACTTTAAGTACACGCAAGCCCAAGCAAAAAATCACAAAGGCTAAACAGGCTCAGCTAGTGCAAGACTTCAAAGAGTATAATAAATTCTTGAAGTCCAAGCACATGGCTAAAATTACTTTTGAAGAATATGTTGACCAAGTATTTGGTAGGGTAACTAAAGAGAAAAAGAAAACAGAAACCTTTGTGAGTAATATCCCGACAA